TCCCAAGAACTTCCTAATTGACCCTGTTGCTACCAACATCGAAGAAGCACTTGGTTGCGCTGTTGAAGAGTATGTGTCTATCCACAGCGTTGTTGCTGGCATGGAAAGCGGTGTCTACAAGAAAGTAATGAATCTTGGCCCCACTGCTGTTGACACAGACCTAGAGCCTGTGCAAGAAGAAATTGAGTACCAGCAAGACAAAGTTAAGCTACTACGTTATTATGGCCTAGTGCCAAAGTTCTTAATCGAAGCTGCTGATGACGAGGAAGTGACTTCCCTCTTTAATGAAAAAACAGAAGAGTACGGCACTGAAGCTGCAGACTACACAGAACTGGTAGAGGCTATCGTTGTGATTGCCAATGACCAGTATGTGCTCAAGGCTGAGTTGTCGCCTTACATGATGCAGGATCGTCCGATGGTGGCCTTCCAGTATGACTCCATGCCCAATCGTTTCTGGGGCCGTGGCATCGCTGAGAAAGGCTACAATATGCAGAAAGCTATTGATGCCCAGATCCGTGCTCACCTAGACTCACTGGCACTGACCACTGTACCGATGATGGGCATCGATGCTACTCGTCTACCTCGTGGTGCTAAGTTTGAGATTAGACCAGGCAAGACTATCCTGACCAACGGTAATCCAAATGAGGTGCTGCAGCCGTTTAAGTTTGGTACTACCGATCCAGGCAATCTGCAGACCGCTGGTGAGTTTATGAAGATGATGCTGATGGCAACATCAACCATCGATAGCACCACGCCTACGGCTGATGGTGGTGGCCTCAACCCTGCTCTATCGGCAATCATCAAGAAGAATAAGCGTACTCTGGTGAACTTCCAAGAGCAGTTCTTGATTCCTTTTGTCACCAAGTCTGCCTATCGCTTCATGCAGTTTGATCCTGACCGCTATCCTGCCAAAGACTTTGTGTTTGTTCCCACTTCCAACCTCGGTATTGTGGCACGGGAATACGAACAAATGCAGTTTATGAACCTGCTAAAGACGCTTGGACCAGATAGCCCAATTGTTCCGATGGTCATGTCAGCGATTATTGAGAACAGCGGCCTCTCTAACAGGGAAGAACTAATGCAGCAGATGGCTCAGATGTCACAGCCGAATCCGATGGCCGAGACAGCAACACAGTTACAGCTACAAAGAGCACAACTAGAACTTGCTGACCTTGATGCAGATGTCAAACTAAAGCAAGCAAAGACCGCCAAAGAGATCACAGATGCACAGTTAAAGCCTGCAGAACTGCAAGCCAACATTGCTGCCTCTGCTTCTAAGTATCTCGGCAACGGCCCAGGCGCTACTGACGAGTTTGAACAGCGTGTCAAAGTAGCAAATCTAGCACTAAAGGAGAAAGACATTGATACTCGTAGAGAAATTGCTAACCTTCAAATCGTGGCTGCTCGACAAAGTTAAACAAATTGTCGAAAAAGTCAAGAAAACTATTGACAAACTACTAAAATAGTGGTATAATATACGCAATGTCGCCAGAATTACAACAATATTACGAAGACAGACTTTCAATGATGTCCGGCAAGGCCTGGAAACAACTCATTGAGGATCTTCTAGAGATGCGGAGCAATTATGAGAACATCCGCCACTGCGACAAAGACACAGTAGAGTTCCGAAAAGGACAAGTAGACATCCTAGACTACTTAATTGGACTAAAGGATTTGTCTGAAAAAGCCTACGAGGAACTAAATGAAAAGATATTTTGACTTTCAGTGTGCCAAAGGCCACATAACTGAAAAATATATTGATGATTCTGTAAAAGTCATACAGTGTCCCCACTGTGGAAATGACGCTAGCAGGCTCATCGCTGCTCCAAGAGTTAGTTTGGAAGGCATTACGGGTGATTTTCCTGGTGCTTCAATGGCATGGGAACGTAAACGCCAAGAAAAGATAGCTTGGGAGCGTAAAACTGGTCGCTCTGACCAGTGGAAATGAGAGACAAGGAACCCTCTCACCTTTTTAGGTTCTTTTCTTAATGCTGTTAAGCACGGAGAGACATTATGGCTGCTTTTATTGAGGACGGCTCGGTAGAGTCGCAAACTTCTGTTGTAGAATCGACTGATACTACCCCTACTGTAGAAGATAACACAGTTACAGAGGCGGTGCAAGAGCAAGATGAGGGCTTACCTGACAAATACAGGAACAAAAGCGCCAAAGAGATTGCTCAGATGCACATGGAGGCCGAGAAGTTAATTGGTCGCCAAGGTAGCGAAGTCGGTGAACTGCGGAAGATTGTAGACGAGTATATCCGAACCCAAGCCACAGCGAAACAGCAACTGCAAGCCCAACCTACTGAAGAGGTTGACTACTTCGCAGACCCAGAGAAAGCGGTAAAAAACGCTATTGAGAACCATCCCAAGGTCAAACAGGCCGAACAGATGGCTCTTGAGATGCAACGAGCAAAGGCTTTAAACGCATTGCAGGCTGCTCACCCTGACTTTCAGAATGTAGTTCGTGATCCGGCTTTCCAAAGTTGGGTTGCTGGCTCCAAAGTAAGGTCAGAACTGTTTATTAGAGCAGACCAGCACTACGATTATGATTCTGCAAATGAACTGTTGTCGCTGTATAAAGACCGCAGAGGCTCTGCAGAGCAAACTGTAGCTGCTGAGAAGCAAGCACGAAGCCAAGCAGTTAAAGCAGCGACTACCACTGTTGCTACGGGAAGCGATGAAGCACCTACTAAGAAGATTTATAGGCGTGCAGACATTATGAAACTCATGCAAACTGACCCAGATCGCTACGATATGATGCAGCCTGAGATTATGGCGGCCTATCGTGAAGGCAGGGTTAGGTAAACTAACAATATTACGAAAGGAATTTAAAAATGGCTAATACAGCATTCGCTCCAAATAATGCGGTTACTAAATCCGCAGTTGATACCGCAGGTTTCGTACCTGAAGTATGGTCTGACGAGATTATCGCTGCCTATAAGAAGAACCTGGTAGCTGCTAACCTCATCAAGAAGATGAACTTCAAAGGCAAGAAAGGCGACAAAGTCTACTTTCCTGCTCCCACTCGTGGTTCTGCTTCTGCTAAGACTGCTACCGATGCAGTTACTCTGATCGCTGCTGGTGGTACGGCTCTGTCGGTTTCTATCGACAAGCATTTTGAGTACAGCCGCTTGATCGAAGACCTTGCTGAAGTTCAGGCTATGTCCTCGCTGCGCCGTTTCTACACGGATGACGCTGGCTACGCTCTGGCTACTCAGCTTGACACCGATGTTATCCGTCTGGGTCGTCTGTCGCAAGGCGGTACTTGGAACGGTACTGATGCTACCTTTGTTTATGGCAACGGTTACATCGGTGGTGACGGCGCTACGGCATTTGATGCTACCGCTAACACCAACACTGGTAACGAGACTGCTCTGACGGATGAGGGCATTCGCCGTGCAATTCAGCGTCTGGACGACAGCGATGTTCCGATGGATGGTCGTTTCCTGATCGTTCCTCCGGTTGCTCGCAACACGCTGATGGGTCTTGCTCGCTTTACTGAGCAGGCCTTCACTGGTGAGTCCGGCAACGGCAACACGATCCGTAACGGTCAGATTGGTGACATCTATGGCATCAAAGTCTATGTGTCCACCAACGCTGATACCGCTACCACCGCTGGTACTGGTGACGTTAACCCCCGTGTGTGCTTGATGGCACATCCTGAGTTTGGCGTTCTGGTTGAGCAGCTTGGTGTTCGTGTTCAGACCCAGTACAAGCAAGAGTACCTTGCCACGCTGCTGACCGCTGATACGCTCTACGGCGTTGGCGAACTGCGTGACACCTCTGCTGTTGCTCTCATTATCCCTGGTTAATTCTAATGGCCCCGCTTCGGCGGGGTCTTCTTAACTAAATAGGAGATAATTATGGCTGCAAGTAGCGTTGTTGTAAAAGAAGGTCGTGAACAGTTTGGTGGTGTCTTCTCTAAAGTTTGGGCCGCTAAAGGGACCATTAACTTTGCTGAAGTTGCCGATGGCGATGAGGCTGTAGACACCATTACTGTTCCTGGTGTTGCTCTTGGTGATGTAGTTGTTGCCATCTCTGCATCTATTGATGTAGAAGATCTTGGCCTGACTGCTGCTGTTACCGCTGCAAACGAAGTAACTGTACAAGTGTGGAACAATACTGGCGCAGGCATTAACCTTGCCTCTGCTGTGTATAAAGTAATTGTAGCTCGTACGATCTTCGAATAAAACTTAACGGTTTTGCCTCTTCGGAGGCTTTTCTATAGCGTCTTCACTGAGGATGCTACAGAAAACTAGGAGTAAACATGGTTCCTCAAACCTTTCCGACAGTATATAACACAGCTAATGGCTCTACCTCTATGGTGGTGAGCACTATTGCTAGTACGACTGGATTGACTCGTTGGGTTGACTACATTCCTATTCAGATAGCATCAGAATCGGCTGTAGAAAACAGTATGAACAACAATGGTGCAATGGCTGCCTATGAAATTCCTAGCACTACTGGTAAACAGGCAGGCAAAGACTACATTCGTGTTTATGTAGATAACTCAGCAACAAAGAAGTGGACGATTTCCTCTGATGGTTATCTTCCACTTTTTTTTTATCCTGACATACTTTATAATAATCTAGAAACCGAAGGCGGCGACAACTTCGTACTTGAATCTGGTGACCTATTCTTACTAGAGGCATAACATGGCTGACAAAAAATTAACCGATCTTACTGCTCTTACTGGCGCTTCCTTAGCCTCCGGCGACTTGTTCTACGTTGTTGACATCAGCGAGCCTACAGCAGCAGACAAAAGCAAAAAGATTACTTACTCTGAACTATCTACAGTGTTCTTAACTTCTTCTTCCACCATTGAGGGTGGTACTTACGCCTAATGTTTTGCGCTAAGTGCTCAACAGAAAAGGATAATAGTTTATTTTTTAAAGATAAACGAAGAAAAACAGGTTTGTATCCTACTTGTAAAGAATGTTGTAAACAAAACTACTATAAAAACCACGATAAAATTAGAGAAAGACAAAAAATATATCACCACAAAAATAAAGAATCTCTTTTAGAAAAAATGAGAATTCGAAATAAAAAGTGGAGAGAAAGTAATAAAGATAAAAATTGTTTCAAATCTAATAAATACAGAGTATCTAAGTTAAAAGCAACACCAAAGTGGGCAAATTTAAAAGAGATTGAATATTTTTATAGACTTTCACAGCAATTAACAGAGTTAAGTGGGGGTTTTGTTAAACATCACGTAGACCATATAATTCCACTAAAAGGAAAAAATGTTTGTGGTTTACACGTCGAAAACAATCTTCAAGTTTTAATAGACAAAGATAATTTGAAGAAAAGCAACAAAATGGAGATTATATAATGGCTGTGATCTTAACCAAGAAAAAAGACACCACTGGCGCTCCTGGTGCAGGTGACTTAACCAATGCTGCTGGCGGTGCTGAACTAGCAGTCAATACCGCTGATAAACGTCTTTATACCAAAGACAGCGGTGGTAACGTAGTTGAGATTGGTACTAATCCTACTATCCTTAACGTAGACAATCTGCGTCTTGACTCAAGCACGCTGTCTTCTACAGATACCAACGGCAACATCAACATTACGCCTAACGGCACTGGCTCTACAGTAGTCACAAAGCTATCTGCTTCTGCTGCAGCCTTGACAGATCCTGTCATTACTGGTACTATCCTTGAAGACATCTTTACCATTACCGATGGC